TTATTTCCCCAGAAGTTCATTTACTCTCTTCTGCACCTTATCATATTCATAGCCCGATTTCTTCAACCTGTTTTTTCTATCCTCGCCATTTCCCCAATCGCCCGCTATCACCTCTCTGGCTATCTCGTCAATTGATTTCTTCTGCGAAGCTTTCACTATAGCGTTCACCTTCTCCTGAACTTTATCGTAATCATATCCCGCCGTTTTTAATCTCTTTTTTCGATCCTCGCCGTTCCCCCATCTGCCCGCTATGACTTCCTTCGCAATCACATCTATACTTTTCTTTTTTCTATTCTTATTATTCTTGTTATTCTTATCATTACTTTTCCCGCTATTGCTGTCAGAGCCTTTCCCTTTCGTTTTTCCATTATCACTGTCAGTCTTTATCGCAGCACATTTTCTCCATGTTGCTTTGTCTATATAAGACTTGTTCAGGTCAAGATTTCCTTCATACCCCGGAAGCCGGCCCACAGAAGTGTACTGCCTGATAGAACAATCATACTGCCCCTCATTCCACGGATGCTCCTGATATCCAGTCTGCTCATAATCAGGATACTGAGCGACCCACAGCCTGTAGCCAAGATTTTTCACATTATCCATGGCACTCTTCTGAATATATATCAGCGGTTTTACCCTAGTTTTTCTGTACACATAATCACACCACTCCTTGCACCACGCCCTATCGCTCCTGCCAAACTGTAGATTGTTCTGTCCCTCCCAGTCTAGCACGAGTATGGCTTTGCCCACATATTTCTTACTGTATGCAAGGAAATACTCAGCCTCACTGTGGGGATCACCACCATTTGCATAGTGGAATGCCCCAAGCAGTTTTCCCGCTTTCATCGCCTGGTCACAGTGCTTTGCAAAAAATCTGTTCTTGTAGTCCGTGCCCTCCGTCGCTTTCACTATCACAAAGTCACAAGGCACCTTGGTTATATCTATAGTATCCTGCCATGCTGATATATCTATACCATCCATGTATCCTTTTAACGGAGTCTTATTAGAAGCCATAAAATTGTCTCCTGAATTCTTTTGTCTGTATATAATATTCCAGACATTGAATCAAGAGACAAACTCATTATCATTATTCCTAATCTATACTTCTTTGTACTGCATTACATTTGTTGTAGCCATGTCACCTTTATTCATGCCACTTTTCCTTATCTCCGCCCTTGTAAAACCGCTTAAAAATCGATATCAGGTAGTCCCATCCCCGGGTACATATAATCGCAATGACAAATGCCCCGAAAAACGCAGCCACAGGATAATACCACACAAATGCTATGTGATAGAATGATAGTCCAACAAAAAGCCCCACCTCACACACAATGACACTGGTGATCAGAACCTGAAAAGAGGTAGGGATCTTCTTCAGCACTCCTACCTCTTTCGTAAATTCCGTTATGACCGATATCAAAGTGCAAAGAACCGCAACAACTACAAGATATACTGCGAATCTGTCCATGCGTATTCACCTCCTTGTCCATGATATAGTTTAATGTATTCCGGAAGGTGGTATGTGGTTATAAAATATTATTCTGTTCTTACATCACATTGACTATAATTTTGATATAACTTATACTGCAATTACAATTTTATACATACAATTTGTAATTCTTTTTAAATTAAACCTCGCATTAATGCGGGGTGTTTTACGTTATATGGGAATCTCCAAAATGTATATATACATATAGTAAAATTACTTCTGTAATAAAATAGAATAATGTATTTAACTAGGCAGCCGAGGGGTGTTACACCATATCCGTTCGAGTCTTGGAAGGGAGTGGTGCCTTATGAGTACATATTAGGAATTTATGGTTTTACTTACCATTGCAATACTTATTGTAACTATTCTGAATAATCGAAAGTAAGAAAAAAACACCTCAGCCGGCTAAGCTATGAGGTGTTTCATCTTAAAATGGTTTTTGCCGGACGGATAGGACGTATCTATCGCTCGGCTGTCTTGTTAAGTATATTATACAATATTATAGACGTTTGTCAAAAATAAATGACCTCCTTGTTTATTTCAAATGGATTACATATTCTTTAATTTCGCTTGGTTGGACATGGAGATACTCGCAGATACGGTTTAATGTATCTGTTATGAATATTTCACTTTTGCTGATTTTAGACACAACATTTGCACTTATCCCAGTATCTTTGCACAGTTGTGTCTTTGTTATTTTGCGTTCATTTAAAAGTGTGTCAAGTTTATAATATACTATCATGTATTCCGACTTCCTTTTATATGTTCAAAGATAGCATATTATTTGACTTTCTTCATGCAATTAAATACTAATGCACTCTTAAAATATATTTACGTACTTGTGACCGTCTACACTTTATGTAGGTGCAATAAAAGGGTAATTTGACGTTTACAGCGAATACGTCTTATGCTCTACAGGAAAATGAATCATTCAATATAGAGCTATCAGACACTCTTGAAAGTGATATTGTATTCACTTCTGATGTATATGGATATATTGATGCAGATTATGTTATTACAGTCAAGGAAGTCTACGTATATCTGAAGTCTACATTAAAAAACTTTGTAGACTTCTCGTAGACATTTGCATAGTATGAACGTGTAGACTAGAAAAATCAACAAAAAAATAGAGAGCCTTTAGATCTCTCTAAAAGCCCTCTAAACCATTTAAATACTAGGTTTTTATTTAGAACTTGCCAGCGTTAGCAGCTTCCTCAACAGAAACAGCTACAGCAACTGTAGCACCAACCATAGGGTTGTTACCCATTCCAATATAAGGAACTAATATGCAACCTACTTTATCTGCTAATGGCTAAAAAATGGCTTATTTCCGCCATTATTTCGATGTATGTTTTTTCTACGCAATTTACACTTTGCCTATTTTTACTATTTATCACTCAATCTACGTGGACAAAATGTGGACAAAAAAAATAAAGATATAGTTAGGTTAATTCTTGCCAAAATGATATTATAAAACACTAAATTAACCAACTCTTTATTTAAATGGTTTTTATCAACTCATTCACTCTCTTCTGGATCTTATCCGGATTATATCTTGCTGCCTTGAGGCGGTCAATACGTTCCTGTCCATTGCCCCAGCGGCCAGCGATTACCTCTCTTGCAATCTCATCTGTGGATTTTACGTGTGACGCTTTTACCTGCTTGTTGACCTCTGCCTGAACTTTCGCATAGTCGTACCCTGCCTTGGTCAACTTTGACTTTCTAACGTCGCCGTTCCCCCATTTGCCTGCGAGGACTTCCTTTGCTATCGTTGCAATGGACTTCTTCTTTATGGTAGGCTTAGCCGTTGAAGATGTTGCAGTCTTAACCCCAGCATACTTCTGCCAAGTCACCTTGGATATGTACGCCTTATTGAGATCAAGATTACCATTATATCCGTTGAGTCGTCCATGGGAAGAGTACTGCCTGATAATGCAGTCATAAGAGCCCTCATTCCAAGGAGTCTTCTGGAATCCAGTATCGTTATTATCTGCATACTGAGCTATCCAGAGTGGGTATCCAGCAGACTTAACTCTATCCATCGATGACTTCTGAATATATATGAAAGGTTTGATCCCTGTCCGCTTATAAACGTATGAGCACCATGCCTCGCACCACTCCGTATCATCTCTGCCAAATCTAGGATTGTTGTCGGTTTCCCAATCAAGGGCTATGATCCCCTTACCTATGAACTTCTTTATCTTACCTAAGAAGAAATCTGCCTCCTTCTTGACGTCCCCTCCATTTGCATAGTGATACATACCCAGTAAGCGTCCAAGTTTGAGCGTCTTGTTAGCATGGTCATTGAAACACCTATTGAAGTAGTCTGATCCCTCGGTAGCCTTGACTATTATAAAGTCGCAAGCCACCTTAGAGAGGTTAATGTCATCCTGATGCGCTGATATATCTATTCCATTCATATTATTCGCCGCCTTTCTCTTCACTCTTTGATGTTAATATGTCTATTGCTTTATTGATTACCTCAGGAAGCGGTACACCCATGAGACCAGCGTTCTCAACAATACTGATCGTCTCATTTACAATAAATCCTATTATCACCGCATCCCGGATATAGTTTGAGCCTATCGCCAGATCAAGCCTATAGGCTATCAATACAAATAAAAGGGACATGCCCTTACGACATAATCCCTTCCATCCTGCCTTGCTCTCCAAGGCTCCTGATGCTGTTTTCTTGCTGTTGTGAAACACTCCAGCCACCACCAAGCCACTCACATAGTCAATGGCCATGAACATGACCAATGTTGCCAGTCCAGCATCCCATCCACCAAACAGGGACGCTATCACACCGCCTATTGCTCCAGCGGTTGTACATATTGCATTTTTCATTTTTCCGTCTCCTTTCTCTTATGCTATTCTTACTGCTTTCATGTAACTAACAGTTACATTTATGTTTGCTCCGCTACTCTGCCATGCCTGTAGATAGTACTTTGTATCTTCTGTCACAGACATTATCCACTGGCACTGTACATATCCAGTTGCAGCTGTGGCTGTTCCAGGAATAACATTTGTTGTCTGGTCAAAACCATTATCTGATGTAGCAAATCTAGCTCCCAGTCTGCCTCCCTTTGATGCAGCAAATAATATCGTTCCTGTCATCATATACACACCTGGCGGCAATGTCACTGAGGAGTTTGTATTCGACCAGACTCCTGATTTTATAGCCTTTGCTGTTGTTGAATTACCATAGAATGTTTCGCCAATACGGTAACCATTGCGGTAATAATCCCCTAAAACAGATAATGATGACTCACCCGAATTATCGCCAATGATTGTGTGCTTTCCGAGAAAGACAACACCAGACTTAGCTAAGCTCATTGAATTGCCATTCGTTATGTATATACCATCACTGCCGATCACAAGCTGCCGCTTCAGCTCGCTTATACCAACTATGATATTGCCGTCCTTGAATGTTATATACTTTGAATAGTTGTCCGGATTCGCTTCGTCAACGTTTATAAGTTTCTCCCAGAATAGCTTCAATTCATTCCCTGACTTCTCAACTGACAGAGCCTTGTTGTAAGCTGCCTTTGCCGCTTCATAGCTGCTTGACTTAGATACATCTGAATATGACACAGAACCATCACTCAATATTGTCTGATCTACAAAGTACAAAGTATTGGTAGATCCACTGGTGTAGCTTGGCTCAGTTGTAACCCATTTCCCACCGGGAGGATTTGCCGTTGGCTTAGCTGGTGCTGTAGCCGTGGATGACTGAAGTAGATAATATCTTGTTACACTCTTGACATCCTTGACATTAAATATGGTTATTTCTGCCTTGGCTTTGATTGTAGCCATAGAAACACCCCCTTACGCTTCAAGCTGACATGTTATAGCCAGTGAGTTAGGTACATCTCCTGCACCCACCGCATAAGTATTTGAAGACTTCTGGTATACTCCGCCTGCATACCACTTGACTGTACCTATCCCAGATACTACTCCTGTTGAAGAAATAGTTTGTTCAGCACTGCCCTTGAATACATGTGCTGTAAGTACCGTAGAACCGGTGTTATTCTTAAAGATGATTCCGGCACTTGATGTAATTGTTAATGTCAGTGCATCCGCTCCTGCATTGCCCTGAGGACCCTGTGGGCCTGTTGCTCCTGTTGCGCCTTTCTCACCCTGAGGGCCAGTTTCTCCAGTTGCGCCTTTATCACCCTTGGCGCCCGTTTCGCCTTTGATTCTTGCCCATGTATAAGCCCCTACTGTTGCCGGGTCTGCTGGGTTATAATCAGTGCATGTGCCGATATACATTCCAACATCTTCTCCTGAGTTGGATGTGAATGTCTTACCTCCATCGTTTGAATACTTCACATGAAAATATGGTGTCTTGCCGTTTGTTCCTGGAGTTCCCGGAGTGCCATTTGTGCCATCCTTAACAGTCTGAGTATGTGTGCCGTCCTTATCAGTGATTGTGATTGTTGTTACACCATTAGCCTTTGTGACAGATACAGTTGGTGATACCCCCTGCGGGCCCTGAGGTCCCTGTACTCCCTGATCACCTTTATCGCCTTTAGCTCCTGTTGCTCCTGTCTTCGCTACGGCAAACGAGAACTTCTTGTTGATCGTTACCCCATCAACAACAACTGGGATAGTTGCCTCGCATGCAGTTGTCAGCTTCGCCGTCAGAGTAAATGTGATTGTGACTTTTGAAGTTCCACTGTTACTTACCGCAGCTGTCACTCCTGTTGGGCAAACTATTGCCTTGGCATCTACTGTAACAACGGAACACATGTTATTACCACAATATGCTGCCGCATCTGTTGTGCATTTAGAACCGGCCGCAGCTCCCTGCGTGTCCCCAAGGAATGTGTATGCTTCGCTTGACAACACTACGTTGTAAGCATCTGATACATCAAGTACAGTAACCTGATCTGCTGCTTTTATTGTTGCCATATATATAATCCTCCTTAATCTGTTATAAGTTCACACATGAAAGTTACTTTTGTGTCCACGTCATCTGGTGAAAGGGTAAAAGAAAATCCGTCGTTACTCATTCTTGAATCGGCGGATGATATTATTCCATATTCTTCTTCATCAAGTTTCTGCCATTTCCACTGGATGTAGGCTGAACTTCCATACACTTCATGTAACTTATCTATATCTGTTATCCTGTCTTTTCCGTGGTATATCACCACAGATAATACTGTTGATACTGCATTATTCTTGAATACCATTCCTCTTGATGATTCTATTCTCAAAAGTGTGGTTATCTCATCTCTAACATTATCAACATCCTGCTTTATGTCGCTTAGAATATTTTCTATGTTTTGCTTGCCAAGGGTGAACTTATCTGCTGATATAGCAAGATGTGATTCTCCTTTATTGTCCACATAAAACATAACAAAATTATCCGAATCCCCGATGTTGAGCTGTCCGTCACTTCCAAGATATGCGCCCCTGGATGTATTGCTCACGCTTTCTTTTGTGCCAGAGAATAAACCACCATCAGCTATGTGCCAACCGCCGATTGTCGCCCCAAAGGCAACGAGATCGTCAACAGCAATCTTAGTTGCCGTTATAGACTTAGCTCTGATCACACCACCATCAAGGCTGTTGTAATCCGTCTGCTCTTTCTCTACTGTATTACCATCAGTATTCAGCTTGTAATACAGTCCATCTTCACCTTTGATGACCAGCTTATCCGCTATGACTGTTCCACCCTTGATGCTGTCGCCTAAAATAGTCACTCCAACGAGCGTTCCTGTGACCTTCTGATCACCGACCACAACATCTTCAATCAGTCCTGACTTGGCGAAAAACTGCTCCAGTGCAGCCTTGCCTATATTTGCAAAGTCAATCTGAGCATACTTGATGTCTGCATCTGTCACATCCAGTTTATCTGCATACAAGCGTCTGTACACTTGCTGAACATAGCTCTCAGTTGGACTTACAAAAGTCGCTTCACTAAGTTCTGTGCTGCCATATGATCCGATAGCCGTTATAAGCCCGCCATCATAGCTGAAATCGAGGCTCATAATCGGCACTGAATATGCTTTGCCATCTCTGCTCAATACCTGTACTATATCTCCAAGCTCAAGCCTCATATCACCAGCGAAACTGCATGTCGTTGGATGATAACTCATATCCTTTAACTTTGCATACAGGCCATCAAGGATCTCCTGTGTCATCAGGAAATTGCTTGTTGCTATTCCTGTCAGCCCCTGTCCTGATTTAATTGTATTGTTCTCATCAACAGCACATGAGATATACCCAACCTGAAACACATTCTCCTGCACAACAACATCATCGAACGACCTGTTGAGTTCAACCGAATAATCTGTTGTCGTGTACCACCTGAAATCAAGCACTCCATCCCTGTCAAATGTCGCAAACTTGCCGTCAAGGCCGGCTATAAAACCAACTACCTGTCTGTATGTGTAACCATCAAAGGTTTTTGATATACTGATACCTGACGGAGCATTCTTCATTCTGATACCTGTCAATGCCTCTATCTCTGCGCATACTTCCGATATATCACAAGGATATAAGATATTAGACAGATAATATCCAGACATCTTGTAAGCCATCCTATCGTATGCAGTGAACGTGATCCTGCCATCATCAACAGTAGGTTTCTGCGCCATGAAGTATCCCATCTTGACATACTCTATACTGTCATCATCAAGCATGAGGCCTATCTCAAGCAGAATTTCCCTGCCGGTCAGACTTATATCCGGCTGTATCATTGTGATATCAAGCTGCGTGGAGCTGGCGCACCCTATCTCTAAGGTGCTTGTACCAGTTCCGGCTATACACTTCATATCAACACTGACAAAACCGGATTCTATGACAGTGTCATCACATGTTATACGTGCTCTGAAGGTTCTGCCCTCTCCCATTATTCTATTGTCAAAGTCATCTGATACATTCGTGTACATCTGATATCTCCTACTTCTCTATCAGGTCAACTCCAACCCCTGTATATCTGTACATTCCATCACGCACATCATATACCGGGTATGTCGGAGTGCCTGCATACATCCTCTTTGTTACATATTTCTTAGTTCGTGGATCCTTAAATTTGACATCAAAAAAAGAATCATAGATTGCGCTTTCGATAAGTGCTATCTGTGATTCTGCGAGATAATTCCACTTAATTTTTAATGTCATCTTTCTCGCCACTATATCGCCGAACATTTCTCCATCCGAAACTCGTCCAGTGTTCTTGCTCCAAATCTTCTCTGGTGCATAAGTGAGACCACCATTGATTGCTGGATCTGGCATGTCCACTCCATTTATAACAAGTTCTGCCACAGTCTCACTCCTTTCTATACCAATAATGGATTCTTACCTGTCTGGATTGTCCTGTCGTTGATGTCCTTTACAACAACATCCGTAACCTCTTTTCCGCCAACGTACACCTTTATTACTGGTGTGCTTCCACCTGACTTGCCGCCATTGTTATTCGCTGCTGTAACAGCTCTATATACACCAGCTTCAATACCCTCAACAATCTGGGCATTATTAGCAACCGCAGTCTTGCCGTTGCTGAACTTACCAACAAGTTCCCCATGGTTCGCCATAAACAAACCGTCCTCCGGGAAGCCGCCGGTTGCAAATGTCGAAATATGACCAACATCAAAACCAAAAGTATTTCCGTCATATAATGTTCTTCCAAAAACCTTTATTTTCGGAATTGTAATACTAATCTTATTGAGATTATCAATTATATGAGTATTTATCCAGCCAATAACCGTATTTATAGCTGATTTGAAGCTATCTTTGATCTCCTGCACAGAAGTAGCGGCTTTTATCTTAAATGATATAGTCTTATCTCTCCACTGTGCTGATCTGCTATTCCACCAGCCACGTATACTTGATATTGCTGTGCTTGCTTTTATTCCAAAATACGAAGCCTTACTCTTCCAGCCTGATGCTAATGAACGCCACCTTGATCTCACATTTGCTATTTTTGTGCTTACCTTTATTCCAAAATATGAAGCCTTACTCTTCCAGTTGTCAGCTCTTTCTTTCCACCATTGCTTGACTGCTGTTGGTGTTGTTGCAACGATTGCTGTCAACAAGGCTGTCTTATCTTTCCAGTCCTGCAGCTTATCTGTTGCCCAATCTTTGATCTTGCCAACAGTTGCCTCGTCAAGCGCCGCTGACAGCTTCGCCGCTATTGGCAGCGACTTATCATCAGAACCGCCCCACAGACTCTTTATCGACTCCCATATATCTGACAAGGTATTCTTTAACTTGAGACCAACCTCAAGTGCTGTATCCTTGAGTTTAGCCCATACATCTTTGATACCTTCCCATATCTTCTGTGCCTGATCTGACCAGTCTGTACTCTTGATCTGATTGATAATAGCATCCCAGATAGCAAGTACCAATTTGTAAAATGCGCCTGCAACACTGATGACAGCCTTGATAGCGCCTGTAATGATTCCTATCCAGTCTACCGATGTTATTGCATCGACAAGATCTGTACCAATAGAATCCCAGTCCACTTCATCGAAGAATGTCGATATACTGTTCAGTACACCCTTTACACCCTCACCGAAGGTCTTACCACCCTCCTTAAAGTCTATCGCTCCAAAGAAGTTATTAACTGTCTTGCTTGCACTCTCCCCGGCTTTCTTCCAATCAAACGTCTTGACAAAGCCAAAGCCTGTATCTATGACATTCTGAACCGCTGTACCAAGCGTATCTCCAGCCAGCGACCAATCTGTAGTGGACAGCGTGCTGTTTAGTGTTTCCGCAAGGGACTCTCCCCACTTCTTAAAATCAAACTTCTTCTGGAATGTATTGATTGCTCCCAGAATTGTGTTGATTCCATTACCAAGTGTGGATCCTACAAGATTCCAGTCTGTCTCCTCAACTGCTCCATTTAAAAAGTCGGCTATCTTCTCGGCTATGCTGTTGCACTTTTTCTGGACACTGCTCCAATCAATTGATCCTAAAGCACTGTTTATCTTGTCTCCAAGAGCCTTTCCAACAGCTTCCCAGTTGCCGCTCTTGATGGAATCCGCAAGGCTGCTTGATATATCAACCTTTGTGGTTTCCCAGTTGCCTGTATTCAGTCCGTTTCCTGAGCTGCCGCTTCCGGAGCTTCCACTGTTATCATCCAGCTTGGTGATCTGATCAAATCCAAGCAGGACATTCTGCAGTTCTTTAGCACTTGCAGCCGACTGGTCAAGGCTTGCCGAATAATCTTTCTGAGTATATACAGCCTTTTCAAATGTTGTTTGACCTGTAAGGTATGCAAAGAACTCAGCCAGCTTGTTAAATGCATCAGCCACAGTGTTCACTATACTTGTAAGTATCGGCGTTATATAGCTGAGAAGTGGCTGAAATGCTGATAATATGCTACTCTTCAGATAGGTAAATGAGGATGCCAGCAGTGACAGATCATTGTTCACAACAACCGACTGCTTCGCAAAGCTCTGCAAGGTCTCACCCATTCCACTCATAAGCTGCATAAACAGCATTGAGAGCACCATAGACTTAACCATTCTGGATGTCTGTACAAACTTTGAGCTTAATCCTGACAGCTTATCTTTAAGCGATGATAAGCCTCTTCCTATCAGTGTTGTATTCTCATAAAGTGAGAACAGTCTGCGCCCGGCACTGCCCGCCACAGTTCCAAAATTCCTTATGTGGGACACGCCATTCTGGAATCTGTGAATCAGTGACGCAGTAGCATTACCAACGTTCTTGACAGTAGATGCAAGTCTGCCAAAGAAGCCGGGAGATGTATTCTGAGATGTATTCTGCAAAGCGGCACTGAGCTGTGATATGCGTTCCTGTGCCTGCTGTATAGAATCCCTTGTCTGCTGCATATTTGCCTGAAGCATTTCCTGCTTACCGCTTAAACTTGCTGACTGTGTCGATGCCGTACTATATGCGTTCTGAAGTGATCTCAGTTTATTCTCCTGCTGAGTAATAATAGAGTTCATTCTCTGAAGCCCCTGCGTGCTTCCAAAGTTTCTGCTTTCGGCACTGACTCCTCCCATGGCTGTTTCCAACTTCTCAAGTCTTCCCCATGCCTGCTCACTTGATGTATCCAGTTCATTCATCTTTTTAGTCATGTCTTCCATGGACATGAACGAATTACCAACATCTATGATGTCATAAGGAGACTGCTTAAGTCTCTCCATGGCATTGAATAACTCGTTGGCTGATATCTTATTTTCATCAAGTGTAGTCTTGAGTCTGACCATCTCTGCATTTATGCTGTCGTCAATATTCAGCTCAGACATTACTGAGGACATCGCCTCATAATCTCTTTTCAAACCATCAAGCTTTGTCTGCTGTACCTGTATATCATTACTGGTTTTCTGGACCTTCTGATTCTGTATATCGTACTTCTGATTCACTGCGTCCAGCTTTATCCTGTACCCATTGAGAGTATTCTGCAGCTTCTGGAGCTTAGCCTGTTCCGCATCAAGAGCTTTCTGTGTCTTTTCCTGTGTTGCATCACCAGGATTGCTTGAAGCCTTATACGACCTCGTCTCACCGCCATTATTTGTATTCCCACCCCAATTAGCTGTTGGCCTTGAGTTGAATACATCCTGCATAGTTTCTTTGACTTTTTTCCATCCGGTCGTTATTTTGGCCGTTTCAGCAGTGCTCTGCTTTGATACAGTCTGCATCTTGGAATTTATCTCACCAACCGCCTTGCCTGTTCCGCTAACAGTCTTCGTAACCTCTGACATCTGCTTGTTATATGCAGCACTCTGCTCTGTGAGCGTCCTGAGGTCTTTTGACATATCCTTGATAGGCTGCGTTATCTCATCCAAGGCACTTGCTATGTCCACGGTCTGTGCTTCAGTTTCCTTGAGAGTTTCGGTAATATCTGAAAGAGCTTTCTTCAACGCATTGGTGTCAGCAGTAAACTTAACGGATATCTCCTCTATTGTCATATTCTGTCCCACCTCCTTCCTTTTCGTATTTCTTCATGATTTATTTTTTGCTCTTATCCACATGCCTGTACATTATTGCCTTGTACTTCTCAAGCTCTGCCTGTATCTTCTCCTCTTCTGTCCAGTATGGGAATATATCTGATACATTTATATCTCCATCATTCTTCCATACCCACATGGATATGAGCTCTGCCTGTCTGAATGCTATATTAGCCTCATGCTGATGCTTCCTACGTTCCCGCTCGTTGTAAACCTTTATCATTTCAACAAGCTCACCCCAGGTATAATCCAAGGCTTCAAAAAAGCCCACACCGGCTATCCTTGCTTCAAAGAGAAGTTTATCGATATCATAAGGGAGTACTGTCTGACTTATCTTCGGAATCGCCCGCCGTTGGGGTCTGTCCATTATCCTTCTGCAGCTTCTCTACCCTTTCCTCAAGGCTGTCAAACATAGTCTTATATGTTGTATTGATGCTGTTCACAACACTGTTTGCCTGGTCCTTCTTGATGATTCCAGAATTGACTGCAATGTCGGTAAGGACCTTTGCAAAGTCCTCAGCTCCGCTTCTGCCGTTCTCAACAAGCAGATCGTAGAACTCCTCTCCATCTGTGATCTCGTTATCATTGTCCTTGTAACCCAGAGCAATGCCAAGAATATCAACCGCTCTGTCTATATCATCTACTGCACCCATAAGAGTTGCCAGCATGTTCTCTTCGTACTTCTCCTTGAGAATCTTCTGACCACCTGCTGTAAGTCTCAGGTGAAACTTCTTCTCTGCTCCATCTACCTTGAGTTTGATTTCCAATGTCTGCATATCTGCTTTACCTCCTAAAAAGGCAGGGAGACCATGCCCCCTGCCTGTGATGTATTATTTCATATTGTTGTATTACAAAAATGGATTATGCTTCTACCGGATCCGTAACCTCCCACTCACCCTGAAGGTTTACAACTGCCTTTGCCTTAATGAGGTTGTTGACCTCGGCACCGGTAACTGTCGTTGTAACATATCCCTTATTCTTGAATACTGTCTTGTCAGGGAATGTGACCTCAACATCAACTATAGCCCCAGCATTCTCAAGGCCCTTGAGTATACGATAGTCTGAGGTTGTTGCTCCATTGTCATAGAGATACTCTACCTCCCAGCTATCGTTCTCCTGCACACCTGGAACACTTTTCTTTGACTTATCCTTGAAGCATGTAGCATCAAGTGATGAAGGTGTTCCTCCAATGTCTCCTATCTTTGTTGCATAATTAAGGGCTGTCTTGCCTATCTTGATATCAAGACCTATTGAGGCAAGTCCCTGCTTTGGTGTATCTGCCATTGTTTTATACCATCCTTTCTGCTTATGAAATAAGCCTGTTTGTTCTTGTGTCTACTTTGCTGCTATATCTGAGAGTCTTTCTGCAATATCCGCTGGCATCAACATTATCTCCATCGTCATCCGGGCTTTCGTAGTCCCTGTTGAATCCAAGATCCACCATCTTCTCATCAACCATCAGCATGATGGATATGCATTCCTTAAAGGTTCGGCTCCATATATCTATCTGAAAGCCCAAATTTTCAACAACACTGTGCATCCCTGTGCCAGTATTTGCTATCTGAATAAATGTAACCAACGGAACATAACTTATAGACTTTGGATATCCATGATTAACCTTTAATTCGTTATACTCTATGCTTTCAAGCAGCTCCTTGATCTGTTTTCTTGCATCTATCATCTAGTGATCTTGCTCTCCATTCTTACCGCTGATTTCAGCCTTTCTACTATGTGTTCCTCATTGTTCTTCATAGCCGGATAGAGGTATGGCTGTGGTGCCTGTCCTCTGGTTAAATATCCTATAACCTCACCATCCTTCTTTATCGGGATGAAGTGATATTTTTCAGCCTGAGCCTTATCTATCTTGTCAACAGGTATCATCCATGGTGTCTGCCTGTATCTGAGGTCTATTCCCTCAATCTTAAGGCCTGCCGCCTGTCCAACAGGTCCTGTGCCAAACTCCACATATGCTGCATAGCTCGCATTGTTGTATACCTCACCAACAATCTTATCCTCTGTCTCAGTAACCCTTGTCTGTATCTTCTCTCTGAGATATCCACCATCAACAGGCGCAAGCGCTCTGGCTTCTCCTGCTATGCGGTCGGCTTCCTGTTCCACAATCTGCTTTACATTAGCATCAATCCCATTAGAAAGTTTATCCAGGGCACTTATGAGCGTATCCAGTCCTTTGATTTCAATAGGCATATCTACTTCACCCTCTCAATGATAACAAGACGATAAGATGGATAAGGCTTGATGGATTCCACGTTGTACATGTTATCGCCCACCTTCACCCTGTCTTTTTCTTTCAGACTGATGGAGTCATCGAAAACACATCCCTGAAGCATCTCGTTAACACGCTCACCATACTCAGCTACCTCAACCTCTGAAGATATAGGACTCCACAGAATCCTCTCAAGGATTCCTGATGGATCTGTCTCATATCCATATGATTCATGTCCATACTCATCCTCTTCAACATAACTGCGATATATCCCGCTATTCTGTCTCTTCTGTGCTATCTTTCTTCTTATGCTTGACATATACCCTCCTGTATCTCTTGAGGCTGTCCAGGACCTTATCAACCTGTGTATCAAAGCTCTCTCCTGTGAGATATGTTGTATTCTCGGACACAACACCCTCTGAATAACTCTCAGACTTTATGTGCTTGTCAGCCTGGTCTCTCTCATAGAGTATAGCTGCGATCTCGACCGCCTTTGAGACAAAGGCTTCATCAAACTGCTTCACATTCAGAAACAGAACAATCTCATCCTTTGCCTCTTCCAGATAATCGGTCAGGATCTCATCACTTATATCATTATCAGAGCCTATCTTCCTCTTAAGCCTTGCCAGTGAATCCATCATGTATCACCTCTCAGTCGGTCGCCTTTGTGGCTGTCTTTGTTTTCTTCTGAGGCTTTGGCTCTTCCTCTGCTTCGGCATCTTCCACCAGTGCTTCCTCTGTCGGTGCCACACTGACCGGCTCATCCTCTATAACAAAGGTCTTTATATCCTTACGGCAGTGCTCTACAACACGCTCATTCCGGCAAGTGAAGCTATGTCCCGTGATAATATTCTTTATAATAGCCATATCTGTCCTCCTACTTCTTGTTCACTGTGAGAGTTGCAAGTGCATCCTTCTGCAGTACCTTTGCACCACAGAGGTGAAGTCCCTTTACAGCATCTGAGAAGTTGCTCTCTGGTCTGTAACCCTCTGTCTCAGTGATCTGCTCAGCAAATGAAGTGCCAGCATTTGTACCGGCAAGTATCTTGTACTTTGCACCCTCTGTATTCGGTACATTGTTTGATACATAGATCTGGAAGCCTGCGGCAGCTCCGATGTGTCCGCCCTGAAGGATTGCCATGTTGACATCTGTACCATTGCCCACGAATCTTGAATCCTTCTGAAGAAATCCATGATAGAATGGTGGCACAACTACCCAACGACCTACAAGTGGAACATTCTTCTCTGTGAGCTCCGTTCCAAGATCTACAAGCAAGTCATATGCATCATCCTTAGTTGGAACAATTGGAGACTCATCACTTCCGATTGCTCCGGCAGCACCGGCTACCATGATTCCTGCAAGCAGTGAATCAACAGTATCATTCAGACCATATGCAGCTCTTGCCATGGCCTCGTTCATGAGCTTTGGGTTAGTCTGAGCATTGTCCACATCCTTGATGGCAAAGTTGAAGTAATTTGCCTGATCAATAACAAGTGTATTCTGCTCACCTGTAAGCTCGTCTGGATCATCAATCTTTGCTCCTGTATACTTCTTGATCGTGATGTCACCGATCTGGTTGATCTTTACAGTATCACCAAACTGCGTGATCTCACCCTCATAATCTCTGTTGACAAGGCCTGCATACACATGGATCTTGTCAAGATGTGCAAGAAGTCTTGCACTCCATATCTGTGGAATAAAATTCTTAACTGACATATATCATCTTCCCTTCTTACTTATTCTGTTTGAGCACATTCTGCACCTCATCCCAGTGTGCGTTGATCTCTTCAACACTCATGGACTTTATGCTGTCCATTGTTATTGTTGTGCCCTGGGTCTTATCCCTTGGTGCTGTGCCTCTCATCTTGTTACTGATTGAATTTGAAACAGCGTTTCTAAAAGTCTCTTCAAACTTATCTATCTTAGCCGCTGTCTCCTCTGCTGTATCGCCTGTCAAGACATCAGCAAATGAAGCATCAAGCCCTCTCTTGATCAGCTCCTTACCTGTCGCAAGTACAAGCTGCTGTCTCTCAAATGCTTTCTTCTCAGCGTCAAAGGCGGCCTTTTCCTTATCAAACTGATACTTTGCTCTCTGCTCCGCTGTCATCTTCTCCAGCTTCTTAGCCTCGTCAAGGTTTTCAATGGCTTCCTTGTCCCACTTTTCCTTGGCTGTAGCAAGTGCCTGTGTGACTCTTGCATCTGAAGCTGACTGAACAGCCTTTTTGAACTCTGGTCTTGCCAGAATCTCCTCGACTGTCATAGTCTTAAGCACATCGTCAAGTGTTGCTGTGCTTGCTGCCTGGCTCTGCTGTGGATCCTGTGTCTGTGTACCAGGCTGTGTTGTTGCCTCACCAGTCTGTGCCTGTGTCTGTGTTGTCTGCTGTGTGTCTCCCATAACTTTACATTCCTTTCTTGTGCCTGTCAGTTCATGCCTGCCAGTAGTCTATTGATATATCCCCAGCAAGTTCATGCCTTGCCGTTGAGGTTTTAATGTCTTTTCCTTGACAATAAAAAAGACCATGATAAAAACATGGTCTGAATTAACGATTATTCTGTTCTTATTCCTCTGTATAACATGTATTTGTCATCTTATGATATACATCTTCATACAGTTCCTGCCTATCGCCATTGTAGGTATATTCGGCATATATACCATCACCACTGATATTTGTTGACGCAAGGCATTTATAATTCTGCAAGGCCTTGCATGACCAGACAATATATATGTCGCCCTCATCTATCTGCATATTAGGAAATTCCCTATGATACCATTCAGCCAACTTCTTGCGACATACATTTTCAAAGTGTTTCATTCCTGTTACTATCATTCTCTTTCCTCCTTCTACTCAGATATTACCCAGTCTTCAGCAAGCATATCAGTCTGACTTGCAAGCCAAGGAATTACATTACCCTGTGCTGTTTTCATGGCAATATAAGCACCATATTCAACCAATCCGTTTTCATTCACAAGACTGGCTGCAATTTTTGTACAAGGGGCATATGCGCCAACTGGAACATAATATAAAAACATTCCCTTGCCGTTCCAGCCTTTTCTTGCAACCCTAAAGCCCTTCTTGAGCATCTCAATAGCAATTCCAAACGTCATGTTGTCACATGGTCTGTACGCCTCATCAAACTGTTTCTCCGGTGACCAGCTCTCATATCCATCTGAATACCTGACAAGATACCCATTGTCGTTTGGGTCCTCGTCTGACGGTATCGGCCAACCTCGGTAGTAGTTATACGCTCCTCTGGTCATCGGTCTTGCTTCAATCTGCTTTGTTCCTACGTACTTCATTTTCGTATCCTCCTATTTTTGTGCATTAAAAAAGCACCCTGCTACTGCGGAGTGCTTAATCATCATTCTTCTGTTTCCATAATGGAACATATGTCCCATTCCAAAAATTCTTTATATTTCTATAATAATAATCTCTCTCTTTTTCATATTCTTCGATACTCATGCCATCTCTCCAGTATGGTACTTCTCGTAACGAAGCATTTGACCAGTCCTTATTTTCGTCCATCTAGTGTTATTATTCCTCCATAAAACTCTTCTAATATTAACTGAGTAAGCAGTTTTTCTCTCTTTCGCATTCTTTCTGCTGGAGTTATATCACCATTTCTTGCTTCCATATTCAAGGATTCCAACTGTTTTCTAAAGTAAATATCAGGGTAGTACCCTTCAGGTGCCATCTTCTTTCTTATAGCAATATATTTTACTCCATCATTCCTAACTGCAATTTGAATAGGGATATTTTTACAAGTTATAGGCGTCTCCAAGTCTGTTAGTGAAAATGAATTATCCGTATTATGATTATGCACAAAAGCAAATGATGAATCTGGATGTTGTTCAATATACTTCCATACCTTGTACCCTACTGAATCAGGCATTCCATCTGTTTCATAATATGGAGGTTCTATTCCATCTAAATCAATTAAATGCATATGTTCATTTCCATCTTTATCTCCTAATTTCGCCACATTTTCAGCAGCATTGGAAAGACTTTCATTTACACTATCTGATAAGGTTTCTATTTTTATAGAATAGTCATTTCCCTCATCATAAAATACTTTTTTCCCTGAGTCTGCTCTTGCTCCTATTTTAACACTTTCCTGATGATTATCAACATCTTTCTTCTCCAACACATACTTCCTGTACCACTGAGCATAGCTCATATCGAACGGAACATGGATATTCTTGTTGGTCTCCGGATTCCTTGCGGTTCTCTCTTTGGGAAAAATCCCATCCTCAGGATATGCCATGGTTATTGATCTGCAGTTGGGATGCATAGGAGGGAAGTTTACACCAACCTTGGCCTTCGAAACAAAGAATACCTCCTTGTCCAGACTACGGCATATAGAGGATGTTCTAAGGTCAAGTGTAGCAAGATAAATATACCTGAGTGTTCCTGCCGCCTTATACGACATCAAGGTGCCCTGATTACAGCAATGATTCACCTCTGTACGGATAATACGATTGATTTTGTATCTTTCACTGACTACCCTTGCTTCCAGTGCCAGCTCCATATCTCTGATACTCTGCCCTGTCATAAGTCCCTGTGTTACGACCTCTTCAAGGCTCTCTGCCAGCTTCTTTGTATTCTTCCATACCCGCTTTGAATAATTGGAGCCTGCCCAATTGGTTGCTATTGCCGCCTGTACATCCCTGTCAGCCAGCTTCGTGAAGTCAAAGCCTGTCTCTGTTCTTCTCTGCTGGTCATAGATGCTCCTGTAGTAGCTCTGCTCATATGTATCTATAAGCCTGTCTGTGAGCCTGTAATGAGCCGCAGAGCCAACTTTATATGCCTGTGCATGTATCAAATCCTTTAGTGCCTCAAGACGTGATATCCGAGCCGCATAAGCCGGAGCATTGAGCCTTGCGAATATAGCCTGCCTAGCTACCTCCTCCTGACACTGTGCAAGTGTGATCATAAGATTGCGGCGCATAGTCTCCGTCTGTTTCTCATTAAGAAGCCTCAGAGCGGCATCCTGGCTTATTCCTGAATCACGTGCATACTTACCAAATATCTCTTCTATCTGTTTCTCCACAATGTCCACAGCACCATCAAAGAGCTTGTTTACATGCATGATATCAACATCGGCTCTGTCCTGAGTAAGTTTCTCAAGATCTACGGCTCTTTTCTCCCAATAGTTGTCGCTCATAGATCACCTACTCTTTCTCGGGATCCTTTTCTTTGTCATCCTTGATAGGTGTCTCCATATCCTGTGCATGCTGACCGCCAAACGTGGCAAGGTACTGCTGCTGTTCCTCGGTTTTCTGCTTCTTCACATTCTCTATAACTTCATCAACATCTTTGATGAACCAGAGCTGTGAAAGAAGTGTCTTATCGTCCACTATGCCCCTGAGCTGAGTTACCATATTGATGATTGTTGGCTTATCTATTGGCATTGCAACTGTGAATACAACATCAAGCTCTTTCTTGTCTATGAGAGACATTTCACCCTTGACATTAAGCCAGTGGTTGTACATCTCGAATCTCTTCTTGAGACCTTTCTCAAGGCTCCTCATCTTGTTCTTCACAAGCATATTCATAACCATCAACTTGAGCATGAGGGCCTGTCCTGAGCTGTTACCGGCAAAGTTCTCATCTGTCATATCAACTGTAAGGGTCATCTTGTGTATCTCACGGATAATATCATTACAGAGCACTGAAACACTGTTTTCATCAAATGCTTTCTGTATGTACTCTATCTTTCCATCCAGTGGCAAGCCATCAATGAAGCGGTTCTTCTTCAGTTCTTTCTCGTCATCGTCATCTAATGTCATACCGAACATGGCAAGTATCGAATTGACGAACTTCTTCTTGTCTGTCACTCGGTCGCTGAAAAGCTCGTTGAGTGCATCCTGCATAGGAATGATCTGTTCAAAGTCACCCTGTCTCTCATCGTTGTTCTGGTACTCCACCACAGGAACCTCACCAAAGTAATGCTCCTGTTCGCTGCCCTCAATAAGATAGAACTCAAAATTATCAAGATCACGACTCCTGTATTCTTTTGTGTTGTGATCGTTGCATACAGTGATTGAATAATACTTTGATTCATTCAGATCTTCCTGTATCTCGTAAATGATTGCAAACAACTTATTATGCTCCACTGTATTGTCACGAACCATGATGCAGTTCATAGGACTCACTACTGTACTTCGTGGCTCTGGGTTTTCATCGCTGTTGGCATATAACTGCTCATAGGCTTCGCCATATATGCCTATAGCCTTACCTATCTTGGAATCTATCTCTGATATAGTCTCATTGTCGTATACGTCCTGTATGCGGCTTATATCAAGCTTCTGGGACAAGTCAGGATCATACAGCTTCACGCTTCCATTCTTGATGGAGGCTTTCACACCACCTTCAAGCTCCTTGCGCTGTTTGTCCGCTTTATCCGCTTTGTCGCTATTGTACTTGACCGGTTCACCAAGATAATATCCAAGGCCGACATCAACCACATATTTAGCATAGTTGACATTGAACCTTACAACATCATCATCGTCATCCGCTTTGCGTACAAGAATATCATGTCTGCCCTCATAGTAATCCTTACACTTAGCCCATCTGGCAAGCTGCCTTTTATGCTTCTGTATGAGGTATTTGAAAACCCTTGAATCTATGTTGTCTAAGTCCGGTACCATTGCCGGATCTATGTATATTGCCATCGTGCATATATCCTTTCTGCCATGTGTTTATAATCCCTTAGGTCTCTTCCTTGACTTAACACGGCTGTTTCTTCGTATATCCTCTATTGAGTACCTGAGAGCCGCCATGGCATCGTCAAAGAACGGCACAGGCTCATCGATGTACTCGTTTGTCTTCTGGTCAAGCTGCCATTTCCACTGTCTGATCTCGTCATATGTGTTTGTGCAGCTATAATGTATATGTATCTTGGGTATCTGCTTCAGATAATCTATCTGTGCATGTACGCTTCCCGGCTCCTTTAGGACTCCTCTGGCTCTCTTATATCCGGCTTTCTGCCACATCTTGATTCTGTCCGGCTCTGCTGAATCACAGTACATATTTAGCTTTTTATCAAACTGCTTTTCAGCTGCCATCTGTATGATCTCGTTCGTGTCTTTCTCGTACACATAGAGTTCTTTGCAGATGTACAATTCACCATCCTTGAAAGCCACCTCAAGCAAAGCATTTGCATGGTTAAATCCAAAATCCTGTGCATTCACTACATAATCGAAGTTGCTGTGATCTGTGTCAAAATCCTCAACAACATAGTTTGTAAGGATAAGGCCACCAACTTCGCCCCACTCCCCAAGTCCATAGACCCTATATCCCTCAGGATCCACCTTCTTACGTCTCTCCATTCTTGCCCTGTATGCCGCATCAATAAATCTGTTGTTGACATAGTTGCTTGAATGTGTCAGTACATTCTCGTCCTCAATATCAAAGAAGTTTTTCTTTATCCAGTGGGTAGCTGATACAGGGTTAAATGTCATCTTAATCTGATAGAACTGCCCTGGTGGCAGCTTACCTCTGAGACGGTCATCTATAATCTCAAAATCACTCTGCATAAGCTCCGTAGCCTCTTCTATCCATACATCCGTGAGCTTTCCACGCTTAAATGTGATAGATTTCAGCTTTTCACGCTGCTTATCATCATTTACCCCTCTGAATATGATCTGGTTACAATTTGCCTTGCATTCGATCATGAGCGGGTTCTGCTTGATGGTCCAGTATTTCTCATATTTATCACCGAACATACGAAAAATAGCACCCTGCAATTCTGCAAAAGTGCTATCTCTGTTTGTTATATCTGATTTTCTTACACATAATAAATTCCTGCCTGGATCCTGAAGGAGCCTGAGTATATAGTTTGTGGCTGTGTCAACACTTTTCCCGGATCCAGCCGAGCCTTTCATAACTATATATCTTCTCTTGCTCCTGTTCACTTCCTTAAATGCAGGATTAAGCTCAACTTTAATGTTCATCGTCTGCCATATCCTCCACTTCGGAATTATCCAGAGGTGTTTCATCACCATACGACACATTTATATTCAATGTCATATCTTCGCCCTCGGTATTCAGATTGATAATATCCTCAGGCCTCTGCCCCACTGTATCCCTAATGAACTCAGCACTGGCAATTGAGCCCTTGAGAGCTTTCTGGACCTGTGCTATGAGTACAGCGTCCTGGACCGTGATGTTCTTGCCCTTTATATCTGCTATGTTCTTTATCTTGTCGATATTAACCACAGCACCTTTATGCAGGCTCATGGACAGGATAGTCTCAAGGGCATCTTTCATCTGCTTTTTTGCAGCTCTTGTCTTACCTGATTTGACGCCGCCTTTCTTGCCCGCTTCCTGAAGCTCTTCTTTTGTCATGTCCTTAAAGCTCTTTCCCATCCGTTTCACCTGCCTTTCATATCAATCTATTTACACCTTATTCTTCGCTGGCTTATATGAATATTCATATCCATACTTCTTTGCGTTTCTGCTGAGCCACTTACTGAGATCCGCATCATAGTTGTCACTACTTACCTTGACGCTATGAATGGCTTTGTTGAACTCCGTAGCCTTAAAATGTGGTTTCTTTTTAATCGTATATGTTCCTGCTCTTCTTTTGCTGTATAGCTTAGGATCTATACCTCTAGGCGGCAATGCGTTTCTGCTGCTTGCTGTTACCGCCTTTTGCCCACTACCTGCCCATGTCTCAAGGTCTGCCCCACTAAAATTGCCCCATCCATTCGCTGGATGATTGTGTATAAAGTGCTTACCTTCGCTTTCAAATGCATCATAACTCACACTACCTCTGGAACCCTTATAATAATGTGTCACATATCCATTATCATCCACTTGGACTCCCCATTCTCGACCACTCTTGGTGTGCTTATCATTAAAATTCTTGATAACCCTGTCTATACTTCCTGTATTCTTTGAACCATTCATCCAGGCAGGAAACAACTTCTCAGATGACTTACCTCTTCCATTTGAAAATGATAGCCCCCTATCTCCTTGCTTTGCCCTGAATGCGTTTGCTCCTCTGCCACCCAATTGCTTTACCTCCACGAAAAAAGGACACTTCACAATGAAGTGTCCCAACGTACTATAACTATGTAATATCTATTCTTCCTCTATCGGGAACCACAAACTGCTGTCGTCATTCACGCACATACATAAAGGATTGTTAAATGCATCCTCCTCAGATTCCCAAAACTCTTTAAGTTTTTTATCTCCAAGCATTCCATTCTCATAGAGGTCATCTATATTCTTGAATGTTATCTCCTCATCCGTATCATAATTAACGATTGATGCTGGACTATAATATATAAAATAATCTCCAATCCTGAATGCCTGCGCTTTCTTCATATGGTGTAAAAATGTGTCCTTAAGCATATCTCCCACCTAACCTCTCTTAAATGCTTTATTGTCATAATATTTCACCTGAATACTGTCAGGGAATTTATAACCTATATCACCGCCATATACAAGCACTCTCTTTGGCCTGATGCGCTTGAGTGCTTCTGTCATTCCATTATACCACATCTGCTTATTTTCGTCATCCAGCTTGACTCCAATAGTTGACACTGAAACAGTTCCACCCTGTTGTATTCCATCAAAACAGAATGTATATGTTTCTTTCTCAGCCCATGAAAGCGTTGGTATAACGGTAATACCCACATCCTGCATCATCTGACCGATGAGACGGCTTCTGTACACGTTCCATATCTTCATAGGCATCGGCATGTCCATGTACAGACTGAAGTCTGGAGTAAATACACAGTCAAACTCTCTCAGCTTGTCCATGTACTGTTGTGGGCTGTTCCAGATTCGCTCAAACTGGTAGTCATCAATGTAAAAATGTACTCCACATCTACGCTTCTTTGTGGATAGAACATAATTGAATGATATCAGCTCATCCGGCTCTGCATTCTGTGCCTCGATAATTGGCATCTGATAAAATCCCTCTGCCCTTGCTCCGTCAAAATCATCAAGGTTATATTCCTCGTATGTTCGCTCTCGTTCATCGCCGTAGTATCCGTCATCCTCATCATCCTCAAGCAGGTCTGGAACATCAAAACCAAAGTCTGCCATGTCAAAATCCTCTATGGCTGTAAGCTCCTGGTTGAGCAAATCCAAGTCAAAACCACTGTTCATGGTCAACTTGTTGTGCGCCAGGATATATGCTTTCTTCTGCTGCTCTGTGAGCTCCGTAAGCCTTATACAAGGCAGTTCGGTATATCCAAGCTCCTTGGCTGCCAAGAGCCTTCCATGTCCCTCTATCAGGACGTTGCTCTCGTCGATTGCAAGCGGATCATTGAATCCAAACTCGCTGATGGATTGCTTTATCTGCTCAATCTGTTCCTGTGGATGCTTCTTTGCGTTCTTGGCATATGGTATTAACTTATCAATATCAACATATTCAATCTGCATATCTGCCTCTTCCTAGCTTCGATATAGGTTCGAAGCTATACTTTCTTTCTCACTCTCTTCGGAATCACAATCTTGTATAGTGGCTTACACACACTTATTACCTCTCCACCCAACTTCATAGTTGGCTGGAATTTATATATCTTAGTGCACTTAATCATCACTTTTATCATGGCTATCGGTAAAACCAATCTACCAAGTATCGGATGTATATATTCAAAACTATATTCAGGTCTCACAATCTCAAATCTTTTAATCTTACTCATATCTCACCTCAAACCTCACCTCAAACAAAATAGCCCAGTGGGGGAGAGAATCAATAACGGCATTTTCACATTTTACGATTTAGGAGTTTACATTTTAACCACTGGGCATAAGAAAAGGGACACAACCGAAATGGCAAACGGTCATGCCCCTTATGAATCATATATTTTTATTGTTCTACGATAGCATATATAAATGTAAGATTGTGTAATACTATATACAAAAGCACAGAATTTTACATTTTTTATGAGCTATACTTATAAATTTAGTATTTTTTTAGAGAACTCTTCAAGAGCCCATCCATGCATACTTCTTATATATTCGTATGTATAGTTCATTTCATCAGCAATCGTTTTAAGTCGCTTGTACTCAACATATCTTTTGTACAATATGTTCATATACTTTGTATTGCCGAGGCTCTGTATTTGAGTAATTATTTCATTCTTAAGCTTGGTGTATCTTCTGATATCTTTTTTTATTTCACGCTCAAGATCAACGTATCTGCCAACTTTATTCCCCATTAAATCTTGCGAAACACTTGTTTGTACTTTTTCACTTGAGTAATCAAACGCTCCTGTACTTAGGGCCATTTCCTTAAGTTCATCGTATTCTTGCTGTTTCTGTCTGATTTTCACATCAAGAAGCTCCACCTGTTTCAAATACTCTTTCGCTTTCACCGCCTCACCTCCTACTTATTCTCCCGGATGGTGAAATCCAAGCCTGTTTCTTCCTTCAAAGTCTGTATAAGATCATCCCATATAATATCCCCATCACATATAGCTTCTGTCTTTGAATTAAATCTTTCGCAGAACCTATCAAGCCTCTTCTGTCCAAAATCGAACTCATCACGTAAGACCATGCAGGACATAATCAGGATCGTGTCTATCGTATTTAACTTGATCTTATATACTGACTCATCAAGCTGCTTCTGGTTGACTTCAAGCGGAATGAACACAGCACCTCTAGTCTTGAGCTCTTTCTCCGCTGCTTCCATGCCCTGTGTCTTGATGACATTCATCAGCCATGCAGCACCCGCCATTCTTGCTTCGTGTAGCTTTCTATCTGATTTTGCCATACTTCTACTCCTTCCGCATGAATCTGTTCATCAAATGGTTGTCAGGATCCATCTTCATTCTGAATCCTATCTGCCCTTTATCCTCTATCACTCCCGGATCATTGAGCTCTGCACCGTCAAGAAATCTGTGGAGCTCATTCATGCAGTCTGAACATAAATCCTTTGTCTCTACTGTATCATCGAACACATCAACTATCCTTGCCCTTATTGCTGTTCCGTGTTCAAATGGCAGGTCATAGAACCCGCCGCATCTATCGCATTTGCCTGCGTATGCCATTTTCTTCACCTCTCAATTCTTTCAGTTTTGCTTCGGCTTCGGATTTTGTGAGAAAGACGACTTTTCCAATTTCCGTACGTTCCTGTCCGACATACATTCCATGCTTCATTATTCTTCCATCATCGTAAAAGCAATCATATATGTCGTAAGAAATTTCTCCACGAAGATTAAATGAACCATCCTTTGATGTTTGAACAAGGGACACCCGTTCCCATTTTCCCTCGTATACTTTGAACTTATTATTTTCATCCCTATCAATCAGATAAACGGTATCTCCCACCTTACAAGGCAATTTGATAAGTCTGCCTTGCTCCTCTAAGTCCTCATAATCTTTTAACTTTCTTAAATATTCCGCAACCTGTCTGTGTTCCCAATATTCTTTTATTGTCGAACTAATCAACGGCGTTGTTTCAAGACGTTCTTTCCCAAACAATCGTTCATATTGTTCTGCTTTTCTTTTGCAGTGCCCTATTATCTCATCAATCGTTAGCTTGCCCATCGCTCACCCTCCTGTTCCATGCTTTAACTTCTTTTCTCTCTGCGGCATTATAAGAACCCGCCCATGTTCCACCGCTTCTTCAGTGACAATTACAACAAATAATCTGTGCCCAAAATCCTTTATTTTCACCAGGTATACGCTCGTAATTCAATTTTGCTTTTCCACCGCAAAACGGACAAGGCTTTAAATCATATATTTCTTCTGCTGTCATATCTCTCCACCTCCGTCTATTTTACGTATGATCTCATATCCTTCATCCTCAATTCTCTTAACGGTTCTATATTGCTTAATTGCTACCCATCTTTCTATGTCATCATTCGATATACCATACATCTGTTTAAGCATCTCTATGCATATCAGCACATCTGCCATCTCTTCTGTTAAATGCTGCTTATCCGGCTTACCTCTCATTTCCTTGCTTATCGCCTGAGCCAGCTCACAGCATTCTTCCATGCACACCACCGACTGAACTGTTTTACCATAGTGATCTATGCTTGCCTTGATAATATCCGTATCCATCTTCATTCTTCCTCTCTCCTTTCCTGTTCCAGCCATCTGCGGGTACACTCAATGTAATGCTGCTCATCCCTCTGGCAAACAACCTCATCAAATCCAACCTCATTTGGACACATGACAATCTGTGCCAACTCTGTATCACTGAGCGACCGGATGTAGTCGCCGTTGGTCATCGGCTCATAGTTATCCGTCGCATTCTTGGTACAGTGTGCGCATGGTTCCTGTGTCTCATATCTATCTTTGTATTTGCAAGTTTTGCAATTATCTATTCTCTCTGGTGTTATTTCCATCGTATCTCTCCCTTCCTGATCAGCTCTCTTATGTCTATGTTGCTGAAGCTTTCATGGTAGCCCTTTTCGCTCTGCATCAATACATGGTGCTCATATACCTTGATGATTGTCCAGTGCTTCCAAACTTTCACCGGGACATTCTCCTCTTTTCCGTTCTTTGTGAGGATCTTCACCACCCGCCCAGGCCGGCAGATGGTGTTAAATGTAGCTTCTAATTTAAAATCTGTCATGTGTTCTCCTTTTTACTCGGCTTTAATTTGTATTTTTGACCAGTCAACTGTTTGCAGTATGTTCCACAATCTCTCTTCCCGTGATCTCCATGCAGTCTCAGCATATGTGTGTGCTTTTGCGCCATAATGATAATCATTTGACTTCAAATGTTGCACAGCAGCCTCATGTGTGAAGAAAATACCAGAATCCACCGGATATTCTTCATAGTAGCTCATGCTGATATCCAATTCATAAAGCGCATCTTCAAGATCTTCAATGCTATATGCATCATCCATGGCATCTTTTAACTCTTCTGTCCACTTACCTGCATCCTTCAAGCTCTGGATAATCATACTTTTTTGCTCTTCGTCTCTTCTTAAACAGTGCATTTCTCCTTCATATATGACCTCACACGCATTTTCGTCATACAAACAAACACCATCTGGATTATTCAATTCATCTCCATATATTCTTCTATAGTCGCGTATTACCCAATAGCGTGGGTCAGCCTGACATAAATGATCTTGTGTATTCATCTCTCTCTGAAGGTTGACCAAAAAATCTATATCATCTTTAAGTAGCTGACGTTTTTCGGTCGTATCTTCATGTCGTTTCGTTTTCCAAAATTTCGCCATATTAAAAGCCTCCTCTATACAAAACACAACTGTCCATTCTCTTCTTCGCCTATCCTCATGTTTGGCATCCTCTTTCTTACACAAAGCTCTGGAAGATTCGACCTCACCATCGCCGCCGGTATAGGTGGGCAGACTGCATTTCCACATCTCTTAACCTGTTCACTTCTTGAATATGTCTTACCTGTGTTGTCATGATCTATGATGTAATCATCCGGAAACCCTTGGCACCCATATAACTCCTTTGGCTCAAGCATTCTGAGACCAATGTCCACTATCCGATACTCAACACCTTGGATTGTTACAAGGCCGAACCGGTCTCTTGATGTCACTGTATCAAGCGGCTGTTCTATATCCTGTCCTGTACCCTCACCATAGTATTTAATCAGGAATGCTCTGACCTCTCCAAAATGTCCGGCTGATGTTGTCACTGTATGCAGTGGTTCTCTCTCATCCTGTCCTATCCCTGTCTTGTAAAACTTGCTGAGGAACGAAGTCACAAGGCCATATCTGTTTGAACTGTCCACTGTCATGATCGGATCCTCTATGCCTTGACCCCGCACCTCGTCTGAATTGGTTTCCGAATGGTATTGAATGAGTGTAGGACTTATAAAACATTGCTGATTGCCCTGAATGATGAACGGCTCTGGATTATCCAGGACAAACTTCTTCAGCCCTCTTGCAATCCTCTGCATAGTCTTTGGTGCAAGTGGCCTCACCGCCCGAATGCCGTACTTCTCCTTGATCTCCTCTGATGTATCAAAGATGCTCGGACATGGCAGGCTGAAATCAAGCTGTGTATATGCCCCAACATAAGGCTTGAGCAGTCCCGCCTTGACCTCTTCACTGTCTGCCGGTGCATGTGTAGGCTTTGGCCACATGATAGGTACACCATCACACCTTGCGATCATAAAGAACCTTTTTCTTTTAGTCGGTGCTCCGTAGTCTGCCGCCACAAGCTCTCTGAACTGTACCTCATATCCCAGCTCATTGAGCTGCTTTACAAATTGCCTGAATGTATATCCCTGCTTTGCCCTTATCGGATGATGTCCTCTGTTGAGCGGTCCCCATGTCTTGAACTCTTCAACATTCTCAAGCATAATCACTCTCGGTCTCACAAGTGCCGCCCATCTGCAGGCCACCCACGCAAGGCCTCTGATGTTCTTATCCTTTGGTTTCCCACCCTTGGCCTTGCTGAAATGCTTGCAGTCCGGAGAGAACCAGGCAAGAGCTACCGGGTGTCCCTCACAGGCTTTCACAGGATCAACCGCCCACACGTTCTCACAATAGTGCTTTGTGTTTGGATGATTGACCTTATGCATCCTGATGGCTTCCGGATCATGATTGATTGCTATATCAACGCTGTAGCCTGTAGCCATCTCAATTCCTGTTGATGCTCCACCGCCTCCGGCAAAGTTATCAACGATAAGCTCTCCGTTTATCACTCGTCGCCCACCTCCAGGAAGTCAAACAACGTCGGTGAATCAACCTCATTCTCCTCTGCCTGTAAATAACCAACACCATCTCTGAAGTAATCCGGATTCAGTTCACATCCCTTACCGAACCGGTGCATTTTAACTGCCATCATCGGTACTGTCATAAGACCGCCGAACGGATCATATACCACATCGCCCGGATTGCTGTATCTGTTGATAATCCTCTCAACAATATCAAGCTGCAACGGGCACACGTGCATCGTTGCTCTTCGTCTGCTCTGTGTCGTGTTGAGCGTCCTCATCCTGTTTATGTCATCCCATACCTCAATCTGATTCCAAGATCCCGGAGCTACCACCATGAATGTAGCTGGAAGTCTGCCGTCAGTATCAAGATACTTTGCAAGTGCCACATGCTCCTCATAGTTGTATACGTGCTCTCTGCTGTACTGCCTGTACACTCTCTGTAAGTTATCCACAGATACACCCTCAAGCTCCTCTTTGCTTATCAGCCTGTCTCCTGAGCTTCTCCAGTATCCATGAGCATCTATCTGCCACTGTGCCCTTGTGTATTCGTTTTTGGACTTTGTGACAGGCTCATCAGCATATGCCTTGCTGTGGTCCGTAGGCAGCTTACGGAACAGCAGGATATATTCCGGGCATCCAACACCCATCTTGGTGCCGTCCTTGCACTGCTCAGTCCATCCAAGGCGGTACGTCTGGTTGTTCTCCCTTACCACATCAGTAACCACAGTGATCATGCCGAAATACTGGAATCCGTGGCGCATATAGTGTTCTATGCAGTCAGCGTGGAATGGCTCAATAGTCGGCATGCCTGTGCCGGTAGCATTTCCAAACAACACTCTATCCTTAACATGGATGGCCGCCACTCTTCCCGGCTTCAGCACCCTCAAAAGCTCCGGTGTCAGGAAGTCCATCTGTTCAAAGAACCTCTCTGTATCCTGATTGTGTCCGAAATCGTTATAATTTGCTGAATACTCGTAGTGGTTGCCAAATGGTATTGATGTGTGTATCAGGTCAACACTGTTGCTCTCCATTGCCCTTGTCTCTTCCACACAGTCGCCATACACAGCCTCATAATGCTTACCTCTTACCGTTCTCTCTTCTCTTGTACCTTCCACACCCATCTTCCTCTCTAATCTCTCCGTTTTGTTTGCTGAATCAAGTCCATACTTCTTCACGATCTCGATCATCTTCTTGACCATGTGATTATGATTCTTCCACTTCTCGATCAGTGCATCCTTGATCTCCCGCTCATTCTCCATGTAGATGATGTCTATAACTACTGTGTCCTGCTGCAGGAACCTGTAACACCTGTGCACCGCCTGTATGAAGTCATTGAACTCATAGTCAATTCCAACAAATATCTCCCGGTGGCAGAACCGCTGGAAGTTACAGCCTGAACCACTGATTGACTTCTTGGTAGCAAATAACCTTGTCTTGCCATCGCTGAAATCTATGACTCTCTGCTCCCTAAGGTCGTAGTCCATGGATCCGTATATGTCCACTGTCTCCGGCAGAGCTTTCTTAATAGCGTGTCTCTCTGCTTCCTGATCGTGCCATAGAATAAAATGGTCTTCCGGAGAGCTATCAACTATCTCCTTCATCTTCTCGACTCTGGCATCTACGCTCTCACGCTTGATCTTGGCCGCCTCTTTAAGTCCTGTACTAGCCTGAGTGAAAAGCTCCATCTGGCCGTCCCTGTCAACTGAATCTCCGTAGTGTATAGGTATCTCGTGCCACCTCACATCCAGTGGAGGGAGTACATAGCCATCATCGGAATAATCAGGGTTGATGTCTGAAGGTTTTGTGATGAAAAGTGCCCAGCTACTCACCCATAACCAGAACTCATCTTCCATGTTCGGGTACAGTGTCAGGTTATTTGCCTTTGTTGAATCCCTCTGGAAAAATCTTGTAAGTGCCTGTCCTGTGTCCATGACTTCAAGATATCCAGCATAGTGTATAAGCTCCTTGTACTTGTTCGGTGATGGTGTAGCAGTCGCTACGAGCTTGTAAGGTACATTCTTGAATTTGTCAAGGAATGTCTGGTATGTCTTAGATCCGAACGATCTAAGCACGGATGCTTCATCAAGTGAGGTTGCCGCAAAATACGATGGATCTATATCTCCGTCCCTCACTCTCTCATAGTTCGTCAGAACGATCTGACTAGTGCTTGCCTCAACCTCTTCCATGGTTCGGCAATATTCAGGCTTCTCATAGCCCAGGAGCTCCACAGCATCCCTTGTAAACTCCTGCTTAACTCCAAGCGGTAATACTATCAGCGCTCTACCGCCGGTATGCTCTGCTGCCTGATAACAGAATTCAATTTCCTGTGCAGTCTTGCCAAGTCCGAACGACTCAAACAAGGCTCTACGCCCACCCTTCAGCGCCCATGCCACCGCATCACCCTGATGTGGCTTTAGGGCTTTATTTATGCGGCTCTTATCGACCTCAAAGCCGCTGTCAGTAGCAAGCTCTATCTTGCTCTCTAAAAACTCTCTATATGTCATTCACTTCTCAGGAACCCGCTATAGCATTACCCCGGCCGGAGGTTCGGCTCCTTTCATGTGTTATTTATTATTCAGCTCATCCGCAAGCATCTTCTCAAGCTGACTAAGCTGCTCTGTATTATCAGTCTGCTTAAAGTTTGCAAATCCATTTGGATTCACGTTCCGTGGCTGCCCTCGGCTCTTACCGTCATCCTTAAGCGCATATAGGCCTGTCCATCCCTGCATTATCGACTGATTGAGAATCTGTACCTGTTCATGCTTATCATGAGATAACGACTCCAGCTTGTTCATCATCAGCGTTATGGCCCTGTCACTCATAGGTTTCTTGATTCCCTTACGGAACTTGATGAACTCCACTATGGCATCATTAAGCTCTGGATCATCGCTATACTTGACCGGTTCAGACTTCTTGCGTGGCTTACCCACCTCCGCATGTGCGCACGCACGTGCCTTAGTAGGAGTATGTATATACTCCTCATTATCACTATCATTATCATATTCATTATCATTATCGGCTTTTTGGGGTTCGGTTGGGTTTTCCTCGGTTTCAGAAATAACCGTTCGGTTTTTAATAAAACCATTCGGTTTATTTGGGTTTTCCTCGGTTTCGGAAATTTCCATTTCCTTTGTAGGTCTGCCGCCCTTTTTGCCGTTGGACCTGTTGCGCTCACACCGCTCCTCATACTTGGAGTTGTCCTTGTCCATCCGTTTCTTGATGAACGAGAAGCACATGGCAAGTGCACTACCTTTTGGAAGATCCGGAACTTCGCCTGTCTCCTGGTAGTCCATCAGAGCAAACATCAACTCACCGACCTGCTCTGGTGGCAGCATCGACAAATGCTCTCTATATTCGGTATAAAAGACAAAGCTCCCTTTATTTCCCATGTGGTTCACACCTCCTTGATTCGTATTCCATACTTATAAAGCATCAACTTACGCTTTATGATGTATTCCTTTGTTCTCATGCCCTTTGTATCCTCAACAACCATTTCAAATCCATCCCAGTAAACGAAGTCTGCTATGTATGAGCACTTACGCTCTAGGAGCTTTCCCGGTTTGAATCTGCCCTTGTTGGGTCCTTTTTCATATATCTCATTCGTGTGTTCTCTCTGAGCTGGTATAAGCTCAAATTCTCTCTGAAGCTGCAAGCCTGTTATCTTGCCCGCTTTCTCAAGCAATTTCAGCTCTGTATACCTCTGAGCTTCCTTCTTGCTGTCGAATGTGATGCCGTCCAAGGCAACCTTTCTGTTGCCGTATTTAGCTCGTGATCTGTTCCAAGCCATTGTTGCTCCTTTCCCCCTGTCACCCTCAAATAAGAGCAACAGGGATATATGCTAAGACATTACGTTACTGTGCTTGTGATGTATTAAATGTAATGTCAATGTAACCTACTTGAAATTACCGAACAGTGCCGCCTCGGCAGCGTTCATCTCTGGCTGTGGATTTTCTGCCGGTGTCGGCTGTGGATCCTGAACACTGTTCTGTGTATTCTGAGCATTATTCTGAGTATCCTGTGGCTCTGCCTGTGGAACCTGTGCTTCTGGTTCATTCACCTCTGTTGCTGTGGCTTCCACATACTCATCATTCTCAACGTATGTAGGATGTCCTTCTGCGTCCAAGGTTGCCATGTCGCCCTCAAATGCCTTCTGGAGTTCTATGGTCATTACTCCCCACTTGCTGATCAGCTGTCGGAGCATTGTCTTGTAAGCCATGCCATCAAAATTCTTGTACCAGAACGATGAATACATCCACGAATCACGAGGATCATAGTTACCGGCTTCATAGTCAGCAAATGATACTCTCTGCTTCTCTCCGTACTTTGTCTTGACCTTTCCAGCGTCCTTGTAGAATGCCGGTGAATACTTGTCCGCATGAGCAAGCATCTGAGCCTTACTCCAATACATTGTCTTTCTGAATCCGTTCACAAGCTCAAACATTGCATAGTAGCCGATTGTCTCAGCCTCTTCACGCTTGTCCCAGTCATCAACCATGAGATTAACCTTGATATCCTCGTTCAAAGGATCGAAATACTCAAGCTCTCCTTCCTTGATAGCGACAACATTCAACCTCTTATACTGACCGGATCGGATCGCAAGCTGGATATATCCCTTGTATCCCATCTGGAACTGAGCCTCCTTTGTTCCTGCCTTGGTGTTATTAAACGGAACCATATAATAGTGTCCGAGCTGTGGAGATGGTGAAAGCTGTAAGCTCTCACCAAGAAGTGCAGCTGAAAGAATCGACTGATTCGTGCACTCCTGAAGTGTAGGGTTGGTGTTGTAAGCTGATACGATAGCAGATATGAACCTCTGCCCGTTCTTGCCACCAACCACCTTGTTGATCTGGTTCTTGATTGCATCTTTTGTAAGATACTCTGTAATTCCCAGATTCTGCTGTGCTTTGCCTCTTGCTACTAAACTGTTATTAACTGCCATTATTTTCTACCTCCTATATTACGTGATCTTAATCACAGAACGACCAACTACAATGTGGACATCCTGTTATAAGGTTTGTTCCTGCCGCCTCTACCGATATTCCTCTTTCTATCGATGTTCCATATCTTGTTATCTTTTCATATATGTTCCTATTGCAATTCGGACACATGCCACTATCTGGCGCAAAAAGAGGATACTCGTTCTTCCTACAATATCTTTCCTGTGCCTCTATTGCCTCACTTATGTTGTAGTGTTCCATCTGCCTATCCTCCTAATGCAATCCGAATGCCTTGCGCAGTGCCTGCTCCAAGATGGAGCTCATATCCTGTGTATCCTTGTTGCAATTCGCTTTGGACAATATGTCAAGCACATCATTTATAAGTGCCTTCATAATCTTGTCAAGATCTCCATCAGCTTTTGAGGTCTCAACAGCTCTGTTTATCAACTGTTCTACAACTGGCTCTCCATACTCTTTGACAAGTGGTTCTCTTATTGCCTTCACTACAAGTGCCAGCTCCGATATAAGCATCGTTGCTGATCCCTTTATTGATACTAATCCATTTTCCGCCTTAATCATCTTGTATACCTCCTACTTAATCGCTCTGAACGCTATATTTCTGCTCTGGAAGAACTCTCTCAGAGCCGTTGCATCTTCCGTGGTAAGTTCAACCTCGAACTTCACTATCATCTTCTGTGGTTCCAGCTGTGACTCCTGTACTGGTGCCTGCTGCACATCCTCTGGAGGTGTCACAGCCTGTGCCATTGCCGCTCTCTGCTCCTCGGCAGCTCTCTCCTGTGCCTTGTGTTCTTCCTCAGCCTTCCGTCTTGCCTCTTCTGCTGCTTTTCGTGCCTCTTCTGCAGCCTTTCTCCTTGCCTCAGACTCTGCCTTTGCCTTTGCGATCTCTGACATTCTCTTAGCCTCAGAAATGGCCTTGTTAATGTCTAATGTCTCCTTAAATACCTCTGTAGCCTCAAAGCCAAACTCCGGGAGCTGGCTAAGTGTAAGAACTCCATTGCCGATCTCATACATCTTAGACTTCATCTGATCTTCTATACTCTTCATTGATACCGATGCATTCAACCACTTAGGATCCCAGATCTTTTCCAACGTGACAAAGTTCTGGAAACCTATCTGAGAGAACAGATCTTCAATGGCTTTCTGCTTTTCAGCTTTGCGTTTCTCATCGTATGCCTTGACCTGTTCGTCTATCACCGCTATAGGCTTGTCTATGATACCTATGATCTCGTTGATCTGAGCCTTAAACACATTAAACGGCTGCATGTATTCTTTCTCTCTCCTGATGCGCTCATCATTGAGGGCTCTCTTCAGCTTGTTCAGATTGGCCTTGTCTGCCTTTGCATCCTTGATCTGATCATCTGTGTAAACAAGTGTCTCATAAAATGAGACCTTAGATGTAAGCTCAGCCTTAAGCTCATCATAGTTAAAATCAATCTTCTCTGGTATCGCTACCTCATTAACTCTTAATTCCATTTTTAACCTCCTAATTCAGCACCAGCTCATACTGGTTATTGTTCTTGTTCTCTCGTATCATCGACATGATACGCTGTGTCTGTCGCTGTCTCTCTTCCTCACAGTCGCAGTGCTCGCCTGGATCCAAGTAAGCACCGCATTGCGGACATTCGTTGTAATACATTGCATCTCTCCTATATCTCCGGGAGTATCAGCGGTGGTTCTTTCCTCACCTGTACGCACTCCCAGAAGTCTCTTTCAGCGTCAATAAGATACTGAATGTCATCCTCTACCTCCGACCGCTCTATCTTGTAGTGCCTCGTCTGCAGGTATACATCACCGTTAAACTCCGACTTAAGCTGAGCCTTGAGCACCGCAAAGTCAAATTCCGTCACCATGAGATAGTGCAACACCTGTATGTAATAGTTATCCGGGATCCTATGATCCCACTTCTCCTTTTGTCTTGACTGCAGAATGTTGGTAGTCTTGCACTCCCACACACCCTTGCGGCCATCCTGATCTAAAAGCCAGCCATCAAGAGATGCATGCGCCCACGGGTACTTGTCATTTGTGAACATGTTGTTTTCCACATACCCAACTTGATACTCTGGATAATCCAACTTGAATAGCTCCCTCAGATGCTTTTCTGCCTCTGTTCCATACTTGACATAAGGCTTATCCGATATGTCCTCCGGCTCTATGCCGTAGGCTTTCTCTTTAAATAGATCCACGTTGGTCTTGTAGGGGTTCATTCCCACAATAGCCGAGGCATCCGACCCACCTATCTTGGTTCTTGCCCTGAGCCATTCTTCATGGCTGCCAAGGGCTTTCATACTTACCATGGCTGTTCACTTTCTCTCTGATCTTCAATCCTGTTCATCTGCTCCACTGTGTTAAGCAGTCCCAGCTCTGTGAATACTGTTCCAAGCAAATATGCTATGAGGCTGCCAACCGGGAGAGCCATAACCAAAGCCGTGTTAAATATGATGTTATATGCCATAATGATCAGTATTATCAGCATCGCCGCAAGGCACACCGCCTTGACAGCCTTCGTGTCTAAGTTTCTCTTCATTGCTTTTCTTCCCCTTTTCTGCTATGATTTTCTTGAGTATTTTTCTATGCACCGGCGGAACTGCAATTCCAAAGGTGCTTTTTTTGTTTCACTCAGCCTCCAGACTTCGTGGTTTAAATGGATCTGACAAGTCCATACCCTCTGCCTCAGCCAAGAATCTATCCAACTCTTGTTTACGGACTTTGTAAGCTCCAAGTTTCATAAATTTAAGCTGTCCGCTTTTCCTAAGTCTGTGTACATACGCAACATTTGTATGTAATATTTCCGCTACCTCAGCAACTGTGTATATTGTTGTTTCTTCCGTTGTTCTCACCTCCTTTTTGCGTAATATTTTGCAACATGTAACAGACGAGTATTTTCAAAAAATGCAAATATTTTTTACACGTCTTTCTCTATGACCAGCCTCAGCCCAACCGCTTTTAGTAAGCTGTCGGCATTAGTCAATGTCATTCCTCTTTTATCTGATTCCCACATGTACAAGCTCCTGTCAGTAAATCCTGCCTTTTCAGCCAATTTACGTTTTGACATGCCCTGTCTGAGTCTTTCTCCCTCAACAGCCTGTAATATTGTTTCCTTATCCACTTGACTACCTCCTTATATTTAGATACGATATATACTGGTATGAACATATGTTTATAACTAAATACATAGAAAGGAGTGCAACTATGGAAACTTTCAAGACATTTCCTGCTACTAAGGCTGAGGCACTGACACTGCTTTACCTTCAGAACCAGGACTTATCAGACAAGACCATTGAAGAGATCGTAGCTTTATATGACAACATATCTAAAAGAGCTATTAAAGCTTGTAATGTAAACGTAAAGCTTAGATAATCTCTTACTTAGTCTTTTTTGACTTACCAAGCCGGGCTCTTGTTTTCATCATGGAGTCAAGAGTCCGTGCCATGGAATCCTTGTAGTCACACATATAGTTATCGTCTCTAACCTTCTTACACAGGTGCTTTATCGTCTTGTCCACTTCTTTCTTAAGTTTCTTTGTCTTCATCGTTCCTATCTCCTTTCCTTCTTGATTTCCAAATGTCGAAAATCAACCTTCCGACAAATGTCCCAATGGCTATGCCAATGATCGTGGTCAACATCTTTTCTTTGGTTCCTCTCCATACTCTTTCTGAATTACGACAACAGGATTCGGCTTTGGCTCCAGTAGCTTTCTGATTGTCTGGAGCTCTTTTCTTATCTGTACAAGCTCTGTGTATATCTTCTTGAGCATTTCTTCCCTCCTTTCTCCTTGTCGTCTCCATCATTCCACCCTATAATTTCATTAGGTGCTTTTAGCATCAATCCATACGAAAGAAGGTGAAACTATGCGAATTTATGCTTGCTTACTTGGCGAATGGGTAGATATAACCGAAACTGCTACCGTTGCAGATTGCCAGGATCCTGTTACATATTTCAAAGAGAACTTGAAATATGAAAATGGTTCACGATATGCAAAATGCTTTGAGTACGATTACATTCATATCCAGTACCAGGGCAAAGACTATCGAATAAATCCAGCATTTATTCAGATTGTCAAGGAATAAAATTCTGTTTAAGCAGGAGGTCAAGTTCCTTTGGTGGCTCAAAGGTTAACTTGGCTTCTTGTGTCTCAAAACCAGTCACAACGATATGGTTGATTCTGCTCCACTCTGCATGTGTCATACCTTCCGCAAGAGCGATTATCTGCTCTGCTTTTTCTTTGGTTATCAACTATGCCTCTCCTTTCTC